CGACCCGAGACACATCTGATGGGTACACCGTTTTGGCGCATCAAATCATTCAAACTTTGATGAACAGCGCATGAAAACCAACCTGAACGACACCGGCGCAGTTACCACCGCGATCAGCGTGGCCGATTTCAAAGTTTTCGGGCGCATCTTCCATACCCAAGATGACACCGCCCTGGGCGATATGGTGCTAGCCGCCACGCAGGTGATCGAAAACGAAACGCGGCGGGCGCTGATCACGCGTTCGTTCACCTACTCGCTGGAGGCGTTCCCCACCGATGGCGAAATAGTGTTGCCGCGTTCGCCATTCATTTCGGTTTCCAGCATCACCTACACCGACGCAGCCGGGGCCACCCAAACGCTTTCCGCGAGCGCCTACAACGCGTTCAGCGTCAACGGCATTGGGCGCGTGATCCTGAAGGGTTCGCAATCGTGGCCCAGCACGCTTGGTGAGGGGGCGCTTGATGTGTCCGTGGCATTCACGGCGGGCTATGGTGCGGCGGCCGCGAACATCCCCCGCGCCCTGGTACACGCGTGCCTGCTGCAATGCAGCCACATGTACGACAATCGCGCGAGCGTGGCGATGGCTGCGGCACCTGTTGAAATCCCGATGACCGTTCGCCGGTTGATCGTGCAGTATCAGGACGGGGGCTACTGGTGAACCCCGGCAACATGCGCGTGGCGCTGGAGCTGCTGGGGGCCACTACCGCGCTGGATACCTACGGGCAGCCCATCCGCACGGTGAACGCGGCGGGCACGGGAACCATCCTGTTTGCCGAAATCAGAAACGCGACCCCCAGCGAGCGGATGAACCACAAGCAGTTGGATCAGGTAGTCACGCACGCTATCCGCCTGCGGTGGAATCCAAATGTGAGCCACCGCAGCCAGTTGCAGACCGTATCGACCGAGGGCGGGATGACGCGCCGGGTGTGGGAAATCGTGACCGTTACAGATTGGCGCGAGCGGCGCGAGTTCCTTGATTGCATGGCCACGGAGATCGTGCAGTAGTGGCTAGCGCGCGTCAAAGGATGATCGTAGAAGGGATGCCGGAGTTCCGGAAAACCATCCTTGCGATGACCGGCCGCGAACTGGATGACACCGTGTTGAAGGTGTTGCAGGAGATGGGCGAGCCAACGCAAATGGCGCTGTTGCAATACTTCGATTCCCTCACCGGCAAGCACGATGGCGAAAGCCTGCAACGCGCATTGCAACACCGCTGGTGGAACAAGAATCGGAAGCAGGGATTGCCCGTTGGCTTCACTCGAAACCTTGCCATCCAAGCCCTCGTGCGCGATGGGACGGATGGGTGGGGCTTCAAGGTGGCCAAGCTGAAGCGCGGCGTGGGCTACCTGCTGCGCCTCAAGGCTTGGGGGCCCGGCATGTTCCTAATGGAGTCCGGCCGCCATTCGAAGCGTTCCTACCGCGGGTTCAACGGTGCGTTTTCGATCCTGAAGCGTTTCCGGTACACGGCCGAGAGCCAGTTGAACCGCAAATTGCCCGAAGTCTTTGAGCGCCTAGCGGCCAAAGCCGCGGCGCGGAATGGGGTGAAATGAGTAGCACCATCATCGCAGCGATCCGCCAGGGCTTGGTTCAAAACACGGCGGTTACAACGCTCGTGCCTGAATCCCGGATCACTTCCGCCTATCGCCAGGACACCGGAACCCTGCCCGCCATCGTGCTGACGGTGCAGACTGACGAGGCCGTGAGCCCGTCATTCCCCCGCACCGATTGCCTGCGCCGTATGGGAATGAACATCGAGTGCGTGGCGGCTAGCCTGAAGGCCGCGCGCGAACTGGGCGAGATCGTGCGCCGCGCAATGCATGGCGCAGCCGGTACGGCAAGCAGCACAACCATCCATGAAATCCGTGAAAACGGCATCACATCAACTTATGATGTGGGCGCAGAAGGCACGGAAACGGGAATCCATATCGCGGTGGTTTCGGTCGATGCCTACTACCGCGCGCAATCGGTTGCACCCACCACCATCACCACCCCCGGCGGGTAACACAGAGAGGAAACGCACATGGCCGCATTCACGAGTTTCGGAACCACGCTCAAGGTTGGCCCACTTGCCAGCGGCGCTTATTCAGCGCCAAGCGCAGCGGTTGGCGAAATCCTTTCGCTGAACCTTGATGGCCTCAAGTTGAACACCATTGATGTTTCGAACCTGGGCAACCAGTTTCGCACCTACGCGGCGGGCCTGATCGATAGCGGCACCGTGTCGCTGGAGGTGAATCTCGACCCCGATGACGCGCAGCAGGTGACCGTGCTGGGCCAACTGGATGTGACCGCGGCCACCACCCGCCCGGCGCTGAAGTCCTGGCTCATCACTTTCGGAACCACCGGAAATCTTGGTGCAACCTTTGCGTTTATCGGGTTCGTGACCGATTTCAGCGTGAAGGGTGCGATGGATTCGGCGGTTACCGCGTCGATCAGCATCAAGATTTCCGGAAGCGTCACCTTCACGGATCAGGACTAAACCGTGAGCGACCTGAAGGCAAAGTTTCTCGCACTCCGGGCCACCGTTCCTACCGAGCAGGTAACGGTGCCCGGAGTGGGAGTTGTGACCATGCGCGGGCTCACCGCAGGCAAGCGCGACGAGTGGGAACAGCGCATTTGGAGCGCCAAGGGAAAGACCCTCACCAACATCCGCGCCAGCCTAGTGGCCATGTGCGCGTATGACGGTGATGCTCCAATGTTCAGCGCCGCGGACATCGAAGCCATTGGGGACATGCCCGCATCCGTCATCGATGAGTTGTACGACATCGCAACGCGTCTTTCGGGCATGGGTGCAAAGGACAAGGAAGCCATCGAAAAAAATTGAGTGAGCGACCGCTTCGGCGCTTCCTGTTCCAACTGGCACTAGCGTTAGGGAAGACGGTCGCGGAACTAGAGGAAACCATGTCGAGCCGCGAACTAACCGAATGGATCGCCTACAACGCAGTCCAGCCTTTCGGTGATACGCGCGCCGATTTGCGTTCCGCGATCATCGCCAGCACCGTAGCGAACTGCCACCGCACCAGCGGCACACCTTTCAAGGTGGCGGATTTTATGCCATATGAAGAGAAGCCCAAGGGCGCGCCGCTGGATGCGGTGAAGCAGTTGCGCGCCATGTTTGGAGGAAAGCGCAATGGGTAATGTCGCAGCGTTCAAAACCCGTATCACGCTTGAATCCGATCAGTACATCGCCGGGTGGAAGAAGGTGGAATCCGCTACCACGGACAAGGTGAGCGGTATTGAGAAGGCCATTTCCAAGGGCATGAAGTCTTGGAGTAACTCGATGGGGAAAGCCATCGGCGGGTTTCTTGGAATCCAGCTTGCGGACACGCTGCTGAAGTCCATCGATGACACGCTGAAGAATCCGATCTTCAACACAACCGGCGCGAACATCGCCTACGCCATCGGCGATGGTTTAGCCAAGACCCTCGAAAGCATCCCGGTGGTGGGCACCATCGGAAAGATGCTTGGGCAGAGCGAGAGCGGAGACATGGAAGCGCGGCAAAAGGCCAGCCGCGACGATGCCGCGCGAAATGAGCGGATGCTTGCCGTGGGTTCCAAGATGGTTGCCGATTTGGAGAAGCAGCGCGAACTAGCCGCCGCGGTGAGCGACGAACAGCGCACCCGCGTGGAGCGAGCGCAGCGCCTGGCGGAACTTGAGAAGCAGTTGAACGATCAGATGACGAAGGAAGGCGCGAAGGGGCCGGAGATCGTCGCAGCCCGCGACAAGCTGCGCGCGTCATTTGAAGCCATGACATCGGCCCAAGATGCGGCCATTGCAAGGCAGGAAAAAGAGAAGAAGAACGCGGATGATCTTCTGAAAGCGGAAGAGGATCGAAAGAAAATTGCAGACGCGCAGAGGAAGTTTGAAGAGGATCAGAGGAACAAGGCTGAAAAACATCACGATAAGGTGATGGACTTCATGCAGGATTTGCAAGATGCGCTAGACGAGCGCACGATGACCGAGGATCAGTTGTTCCAAAAGAAACTTGATCGCCTTGGGTTAGATGAAGATGAACAGAAGCGGGCGAAGGAAATGAATGAAAAGCTGAAGGCCGCATCGCAAACAGCACCCAAGACCGCTGCGGTATCCAACATTGAGAGCATTCAAAGCGCCGTGGGCAGCGTGAAAATGGCTGGCACCACGAGCGGGCTGGATAAACTGGCCAAGCCCGCAGAGGCCACCGCCAAGGCCACGCAGGCCAGCGCCACGCACCTGGCGAAACTCGCAGCAGCAACGGGAGCCGTGTAAATGCCTATCACCGTCAACATTGCCCAGCGCGCCGGTGGAACCACCATCAACTTTGAGCGCGGCAAGTGGAGCGGCAGCGCGCAATATGTGATCACCGAGGCGGCCGCGCAGGCGCTCACCGCCAGCGACATCCTTGGCAGCGCCACCGTAATTGCGAAACTGTTCCCCACCGAATACGGCGGCAGCGGCGGCGCAATCACCGATCAAGGTTCATTCTTTTCGGGCCGCGTGACGCAGCCCAGCTTCTCGCTGGCAATGGTTGATGATGGCGGGTATGTGTGGCAGGCCACGGTGGCGTTTGATTCACAGACCGCGGACAATGGCACCACCACCACGGATAACAAGGTGGAGCGCGAGGTGGGATTTACCGCCATCGAATACAGCTTGAGCGGCGAGGGCGTGGATGTGTGGCGGGTTGGCGCAACTGCACCCGCGAACAAGTCCACGCCAGCCGATACCGACATCAGCGGCACCAAGGTTGATAGCGGCGGCGAGCCCATTACCTTTTTCAACAATGTTGCCAAAGTGACCGTTCGCAATGTGCGTGCTGGGCGCCCCACGCCGCCGGTTGGCTTCATCAACAACCGGAACAGCGCCAACTTTACGATTGGCCCCTACTCATTTCCGGCGGACACGCTGCTGTTTACGGGTTGCAGCATCACGCGAGTGGGCCCTGCAACCTATGAAATCGTCTACTCATTTGTCTATGACAACGGCTTCCACCTGCGGCAGATCGCCAAGCGCGGCCCCGATGGGCAGGTGATCAAGGGCAAGAAAACCGATTCCTGCGGCAGCGCGCCAACCACCGTGCCGGATGGGGAGATGAGCAACGCGCTATGCGTGTTC